GTAATCGCATAATTTCTTACAAGATTTCTCATGATAGATTGTTCTTGAGCAACGAATTGTGCTTCTGCAACGATCTCTGTGTATAGTTCCGAGAGCGTTGAACTTGTACTTTCGTTTGCCATTTTATTTATCTCCGTTTAATTATTTATTGTTTAAGTTTATTTCTATCGCACCAGAGTCTCTTTTCTTACGATATTCTGCGTAAGCTTTTTTGTCTTCTGGTTTTGATAAATCTAAGTCCTGAATTTTAAAAGGTTTTACAGTTTTACCAGCGATTGCGCTCTGACTTCCTGTTCCAGACAAAGACCCTTGACGGAAATGTGGGTTCGCATCTAAAAACTCCTTAACTGAATCTTCAATAGATAAGAGTTCTCCCTTTGGGTTATATCGTACATTAGAATTATTATCAAGTATTTCAACTCGATTATCGTCTGTAAGTCTTACCTTGTCTTTCATTAAAGCAACTACTTGACTTGGAGAAATAGCTTTATTTTGAGATGCAACAGATAAAATATTGTTATCTATTCTTTCTTTTTTAATCTCATTTTTATATTTAAGTATCTCTTGATCTTTTTCAGCAATTCTTCCTTGCATCAATTTTTCAAGATCAGCTTTTGTTTTTGCTTCTTGTATTTGCTTTTGTTTTTCTATTTCTTCTGCTTGTTTTCTTTGTTCTTCAAGCACTCTATCATTTTTCTTTTTTTCTGCATCAAGTCTTTGTTTGATGATATTATCTAATTGTTGTTGTGTAAAAACTACTTCTTTTGCTTTCTCTACAACAGGTTCATTATTAGTTTCTTCTGTTTGATTTTGAGGTTCAACAACCTTTTGTTCTTCTGACATTTTACTCCTATTCAATTATTAAATTGCCCGCTTTGTCATACCAATCAGGATTGACATAGCTCCATTGATGACGACAGTTATACCCACCACGAACTATCAAAGGATCGCCAGATTGTTTACCTGACCAACTTCTTGATCTCCATAGTTTTCGTACCTCATCAATCGTAAATAGTCCACTTGCTCTTTTGTCATAACTGCCTGACCTTACAAGTGCACAATGTCTTCTGGTAGTCGGTATTATACTACCAAAATATTTAACGAAAGTTAAACCAGCATCTTTACTTTTTGCTAAATTTAACTGCGCATCAAATTGTCTTAACGAATCATTTAAGAGTTGTCCAGCATATCTTTTCATGTTTTCGCCTGTTCTATCAGATGCATATTTTGACTGTAAAATGGCTATATTCTTGTCTAATTTTTGCCTTAATGCTTTTCCTGTTACAGTTCGTTTATCTAGTTTTCTTAATCTTATATCGTCTTCTTTGATTGATTTGACTAATTTATTGATTTCTTTGTCATCTGCACTAGCATAAATACCATTAATTGTTTGTCTTAATTCTCTTTCTAAATCAACAGGGTCTGCATTAATCAATGTATATTGATATACTTTTTGAGATAGTGTTCTCGTAAATGTATTTGATATATCTTTAAATTGTGTAAATGATTGTCTTTTTAAATTTTGTATTAATATTAAATCTGATTCAGTTAATTGTTGAAATTCTGTTGGTATATTGCCTATTGTTTTAAATGCCTTTTCAATTCTTTTTGCTTGTTTATTATAACCTTGTCTAACAACAGTATCTGACCATGCTAAATATTCTTTTTCTAAAACTTGTCTGATTAAAGGTTGAACTGCTATTGCCGCTCTTAATTCAAATAATTTTCCTTCATTATCTAATGGAATATTTTTTTTTACAAGACCAACAACCTCTCTTTCAATCTTGTCTAGTGTTTTAATTAATTGTTCGTAATATTCTGCTTCTGCTACTTCAATAGCACGAATACGATAGTTAGCAAAGTTTTCTACTAAATCTGCCATTCATTAAACTTCTTCTTCCTCTACTTCTTGATCTGGCTCTTCTGCTTCATCTTGTGTAAATTGACCTAGTTCTTTTTGTTGTTCTATTTCATCAAATATAATATTTAATTTTTCGTTATCATCTATAACTGCTCTTGCAATTTCTTTATCAACTTCTTTAGCAAATGTTGGTGATCCTAAATTCATTGCTTTTGCTTGTTGGTAATAAACTAAATCTGATGCATAGTCTCTAATGTTAAATGTATCTGGGTAATTTATTTCTCCATCAAATTTTGTATCTTGAAATTTTGCATATAATCTAAATAATTGTTCTTCTGCTATTTCTAAATTATCTGCTTTTTCTGATAGTCTTGCATTTAACATTTCAAATTCTGTTTGTAATGCTATTCCAGATGATACTTGTTGTTTGGTAGTTCTTACTGCCCCTGTATGTGCAATTCTATTTATTGCATTTACTTTTGCATCTATTGAGTCCATGATTGCTTGTAGATTTTGCCCAGATGGTTGTAATAAATAAGGTTTTAAATTTGGTTCCATTTCTTCTGGCATTTCAATAATTGCACCAGCACCAGCACTTGCATTTACACCTGGAGTTTTTACTAATGATGGGTGATTAGTTAATCTAATTAATTGTTCTATTTCTGATAGTTCGTTATAAATAGATTTTTGTAAGTCTGCTATATCTACAAGGTCTGACTGACCAATGCCTCTCTTGTGTGATTTTGCATTGTATAAAATAACTGCTGGTATTTTGCCAATCAGATTTTCGGCAGTATCTATCACAGTAGGCTCACTTCTATCATCTTGCATATAAACAGTATCTACTCTGTCAAGATACCAAAGCCTCATATAAGTTCCACCATTACGATCTACTTCTTCTCTAATTTTTAAGTAGTCTAAAGTATATTTTCCATTTATTTCTCTTTTGAAATTCCAATCTAAAACATTTTCTGGTGTGACTATTGATAGATAAGGTCTTATGTCTTGTTGTAATTCTTCTGCTCTTGTGTTTGTTTGAACTTTTGGTTTATCTAAAATCATAAAACAATGACCATAGATAGATGCATAATTTTGTGCTTGTTTAATAACTGAATCAAAACTATTTCCATCAAGGTCTGTGTCTTTTAAGAACGATTCTAAACTAGGTTCATCAGCCATTGTACCAAAATCTCTTGATGGTTTTACTCTAAATAAAAATGAAGAATAAATTTGAATAATATTTTTACAATGATTATCGCATGGTGTGTTTGCAAGTCTTTGATTAAATTCGTTATCTAATTCAAGATTATATCTGTTTAAATATTGACCAACCATATAATCGTATCCACCATTTGCTGATCTAATATAGTATTCCCAAAGATTTACATTTTCTTTGTAATCTTTATGAGTATCAATCATTTCATCACGTGCGTATGCCATTATTTATGTGTCCATCTAATTGGTTTGTAAGGTCTTGATTGTGCTATTAAAGGTTTAACTATTTCTACTAAATATCCTATACTGTCGTTCATATGGTCAAAGCCTTCTTCCTTATCAGGAATGTTTGTATTTTCCTTGTATATTTGTCTTTGTAAACCTTTTATCATAGTTTTGCAAGATGGAGAAACAAAAATATATCTCTTACCATCTGCAGACTTTAATCTTGAGTTCACTGCATTAATCCTATCTCTTACAGGACTATGTTTTAATTTACATTTAACATTAAATCCAGCATTTTGTAAGATAGTTAAATCAGTTCTACCACCAGCAGATGTCTTTCTTTGTCTTGCCGCTGGATCAGGATATACAAATATTTTCATTTTTGATCCGTACCTATTTCTTATTTCATCTACCATTTCGTCTGTATTACTTGAATAAATTACTATTTCATCAACAAAATGTATTATCTCTCTATCAATTTGTGCAACAGATGCTGACATGGGATCCACGTTAAAGTCTAAACCAATGTGTAAAGGTTTATTCCAATCAATCTTTTTTTCTTTTACATTTTCTACTGCATGAAAATTATAATAAACAGCACCAGCATAATTCTCAAAGGTACCCTCAAATTCTTGTCTAAATGTTCTAATATCAATATCTTGTTTGGCTTGCTCTATTTCTTCTTTTGAAACCATACCACCTTGTAATGTTGTATATTGAAAACTATCCCATTCTTTGTCTTCTTTACCTTTTAAATACATACGATATGCCCAATTACCAAAACCTTTAGGCGAACCACACATTAATACATCACCCTCTGTATCTGAAACAGATGCCCTTAATACCTCTGTCCATGCTTTCTCGTCAATATCTGCAAATTCATCTAATATTAAAAAATCTAAACCACTACCTCTTAATGAGTCATAGTTTTCACAACCTTTTAATGATATTTTACTTCCTGTCTTTTTAACAATGATTTGTAAATTAGATTCGTTTATTGTTTCTATCCAATTAAATTGGTGAAGTACTTCTTTCAATTTTGACCAAACAATCTCTCTTGCCATTTTAAATGTAGGTGCAACATACCATATGTTCTTTTTAACTCTTGAAGCATATTTCATCATTTCAGTAATACATAAAAATGTTTTACCAAATCTACGACCACTAATTAAAACTCTAAATCTTCTATCTGATTGACTAACTTTTAACTGGGGTTTTGTTAAACTTATTTTCACTTATGCACCAATATTTAACCATATATTTGTTATCGTCAAATTCTTTAGGACTTCTTTCAACTAATTGAATAACTTTTTCTGAACCTTTTGCAACACATTTTGACCATGTATCTAAAGCTTCTCTATCTGTTAATGGTGGGTAACAAAAATTATGCAAGATAGAACACATCTGATAAATTAAAATGTATTCCATCAATCTAATATTAGTTTTTTAATAGATTTACTTCCATCAATATTATCTTCAAGTTCTGCCATAGACTTTATACAAGAATATTGTACATTCTCTTGGTAAACTCTTTCAGCTTTTCTTTTACCTCTTAAACATTGTGCCATATCAGGTTGAATACGATGTTCTTTAATTTCGTTATTTACAATCATTAATAATGCTATTACTTCAACCATTAGTGATTACCATTTCCATTTGTATATTTAATTTCTCTATTACTATCTTTTAACTTTTCAATATCAACTAAAGATTTTTCCATTTGTTTTTGTAAAAACTCAATATTAACTTTGTTCGTCATATTCATTTCTTGTGTCGCTTGTAGCTTTTCAACTTGTTTGTATAAATCTTCAATAAGCATAAATTGTTCGCTATCTGCTGGAAGACTGCCTAATTGACCTCTTGGCCATTTTATTCTAAATTCTGTATTCTCTGTTAAATCTTTTTCCATTAATTCTAATCTAGTTGTTAATTTATTTTGAGTTTCTATAATACCAAAATAACCCCACACACCTATTGCTACAATACCTATTAAAGATGCAACTGTCTTCATAGGCATTTGAACTTTTGCCTCTTCTGATATTTTAAGAGCCATTAAATAAATCTTCTTGTGATGGTTTGCTTTTTTTCTTCTTCTTCTTTGGTTTTCTTGTAAACATATCATCTACCCATTGACACCATTTATCTAATGTTCCAAATAAAAAATAACAAATTTTATCTATCATATTTTATTGTTCTTTCTTGCCCATTCTTGTGCAGACATTCCTTTTGGTATTGATCTTTTAATTAAAAATTCTTTAAATTTTTTTAAATATTTAATTAATGTATCTATTAAAGTAATCATATACTAAAACCTTTTCTCCAACTCTTGATTGCCCAAAATACAGGTGCCAATGATTTTTGACCTCTAACCTTTTTAAGTATTGCACCATGTCTTGCCATAAATGATCTTTGTCTTGCTGGTATATTCTTTTTAATTTTCATTGAGGGATCCCCAAATCGTACTTTTTTAATATTTCCTGTTGATCTATTTTTTACATACACAGCAAATTTTCTTCTTTGCCCTGGTGTTCTAAAGGGTTTATTTAATTTTACAGTTCGTCCACGATATTTAGCCATAAAAAAGCTAATATCATATATTACCTACAAATACACCCAAAAAAATAACCTGTACCATCTTTCATTAAGTGATGATTTATTTTATCTGAATATTGGGTAAATTCTAATCTGATAATATCACATAGATCAAAGCAATCTACATCTGACAATATTTTAATATGTTCTAACATTTCTTTTGTAACAGGAACTAATTGATAACCTAAATCATTTAAAATAATTAATTCCATTATCTTTTAAAATGTCGTTCTCTCCACTTACCACAAATAAAATTATCTTTGACACCTATTGTCTGAAATACACCACAAAAAGATCGTCTATTAGAATACATACCACAGTTTCCACATGCTTCTTTTCCTAATGCTTTTCTAAAATCTTGTGGCATCTGATATGGTATAAAACTACCATCTGGGTAAAAATTACCTCTTTTCATCATGACTCTATGATCTTTCTTAATTGTTTGACCAAATCAAGAAGTTTATTTTGTTTTCTTAATGCAATATCTCTTTGTATTTTAACTTGATCTAGTTCTTCTTTAATCTTTTCTTTCTCTTGTCTTAATTTTAAAAATGTATTTTCTCCTATTTGCATATTATCTTCCTTGCCTGTTGTATTTTTTAAATGATCTTTTTTCATGTTTATTTAGTTTCTTCTTGTGTCTTCTTGGTCTTTTCGGTGGTTTATCTCTCGGTACATAATGAACAAATTTAATTCTTGCCATCTTCTGCTTTTCCCTCAATAATTAATGGTAAAGGTTCATTGTAACTTGTTTGTTCTATTTTATCTTTCTGGTCAAGATGTTGCTTACCTAACCATATCTGCATTGCTACATTACCACCTAAAGCTTTTTCAAATTGTGCTCTTCTTAAACTTATTTTGCCCATCTCTCTCCCCTTTTTTATAAGGTGGACATAATTCCTTTGTAAAGTCTTTGTTGATACCCCTAAAAACTGTGCAATTTCATCATAAGTACAATGTAATTGAGCTAGTTTTTTGATAGCTTCTTGATCTACTATTTTAACTGGTCTTGCCATTTTCTATCTTTTTAAGTTTTAATCCGTAATTATTGACTTTGTCTTCTATTTCTACATTATCTTTCAAAATAAGTCTATTTTCTCGCTTAAATTTATTATAATTTACATGATGATGCCATCTACCATATCTCCATGTTAATTTTGAAACATCAGGGTGTAATTGTACTTGCATTTTAGATTTTGGTATTGTGCCCTCTTTTGCATAAAAGGCATCTGTATTTCCACCTTTAAGAACTTGTGTATTGGTTTTTTCTTGCAAAAATACATTAAATTGAACAGTACACCAACCAGCTTTTAACATTTGAAGTGATAAATCTGTATCTTCGTTATATCTACCTCTCCATCTAAAAGGAACATCATTTCTTATTAAATTACAACTATAAATTCTAGTATTAACTGTAAAGGGACCATAGAGATATGCCCATTTATCTATTACAAAAAAACTATAATTTGGACCCGCCATTGCAATATTTTTATATCTTAATACAAAGTCTTCCATAACCTTAAAAGGTGTACCATCATAGCATTTAATTCTTCTGTTATGGTTCCATCTTCTAAATAACTTTATGTTATCGTCCATGACCCAATGCCATTTGTAACCTTTTTTTATAGAGTGATCCCAAATAAAGTTTCTTGCCGCCCC